CGCACTGTCGGCTCTCTATCGCGCCAGCATGCGCAACAAGGCCAAGACCGAAATGTTGTCTCTTGCCATCGCATACGGGTGGAACAAGTCACCCGAATTCATCATCTGACGTCAACCCGCGCGCCCTACGGGGCGCGCATCTTTGGAGCTGAAACATGACCAACCTCACCAACATTGAAAAGTCAGCATTCCGCAAGGGCGAGTACGTTGGCTACGCATGTGGGCTTGTCTGGCACATCCGCAAGGATGGCCGCGAATGGATCGCAACAGCGCAAGGCACGGGCTTGCGTCGCATTGCCCCCACGCTCGCGCTGTTGTCCGTTGCGCTGGAAAACGTCATTCTCGGGGCCTGACACCATGCGCACCCGTGACATCCTCTTTGCATGCGCCTATGGCGCAGCTCTCGGGCTTTTGCTCGCTGCTTTCATCTGAACGGAGCACTCATCATGGCAAACACCAACAGCCTGATTGTGTATGACGGCCCGTCCATCATCGATGGCAAGCCCATTGTGGTGATCCTGACGGGCTTAGCCGACTCGAGCGAAAACGCAAAGACAGGGAGTCTGGTGCAGTCGTTCATCATCCGGTCGGACGTAGAGCCTCACACTGCAGTGAAGACAGGGGATGATGCGAGCGTATGCGGACTGTGTCCGCATCGACCCTTGCTCGCGCGCGCTACTGGTGATGCCCCATGCTATGTCCGTGTCGGGGAGTCCGTGCTTTCAGTCTATCGGGCTTATCGTCGCGGGTCCTACGCGCGCGCCACTAGCATCGATCAAGTGCGCGCCGTGTTGCGTGGTCGCAAGCTCCGGCTTGGCACCTACGGGGACCCCGCGGCCGCACCCGTGGAATTGTGGGCGCTACTGGTGTCCCTGAGCGCCGGCCATGTCGGGTACACCCACCAGTGGCAAGCTCACGGGTTCGACCATGCAGCATGGTCACCGCTCGTCATGGCATCCGCTGATACCGCCGCTGAAGCCCGTCAAGCTACCGCAATGGGGATGCGTTACTTCCGGGTGAGCATCGGGGTTGACCGTCAACCCCTCGAGGTTACGTGCCCCGCCAGCGTTGAGGGCGGCCGCAAGGCCCAGTGCAGCGACTGCATGCTCTGCGCAGGGACGTCAAAGCAAGCCCGTTCCATCGTGATCGCCGACCATGCTGCAGGGCATGAAAAGCGGGTCATATCCATTCGTTCAATTTGAGAGGTACACCATGAGGAGATTTTGGATTTATTGCATCGACACTGCTACGGGTGTTCGGTTTTTCTTCCCGTACGCTGGCGCCGACGTTGACGATTGCCGAAATCGCATCGCGAATAGGGAAATACTTCCTGCTGGCGTAATCATCGAACGGATTGAAGAATGAGCCGCTCCAACCCCATGCACCACGGCGCGCCCCTAAGCCCACCACGCCCCCGCCCGTGGCCGTTCCCCGTCACGCTACCCGCCCCCGGCCACGCGCCCGACCCTAAGCCCGTGCGCGCGCCAGTGGCCCCTCGTCAACCCCTGCCGGACACTCCGGCGCCATTTTGAAAGGATCGCGCAAAATGAACCCGATCATGATCCCCTGTCTCGACCCCGACAAGCCCCTCACCCGCGAAGAGCTGGACGACGAACGCCGGGAGGGATACCCTGCCGGCCAGCTTGCCCGATTGCGCGAGTATGCGGAACGCATAGAGCTTGCAGAAACCCGCGAAAAACTCGGCAAGATATACGAAGACATCGTAGGCTATGACCTATTCAAGGAGGAGCCAAACGCCACTGAAAAATACTTGCGCGATATGTGCGAGGGCTTCCTGCGCGAGGAGTGCGATTCGCTGGGTATTGACTGCGATGACGTATTCAACCCTTGCGTGACGGACGACACGCGATCCTACGGCCCACGGGGGTGCCCGTGAAAGTATTAGTCGCATGCGAGTACAGCGGCACAGTCAGGGACGCATTCCGCGCCCGTAGGCATGACGCCGTGTCGTGTGACCTCCTGCCGACTGATGCCCCGGGGCCGCACTACCAAGGCCCCGTGCAGGACATCATCAGCGACGGATGGGACCTGATGATCGCTCACCCGCCCTGCACCTATCTGTCGGTTAGCGGAATGCACTGGACGACACGGGGCCTGCGCGACCCGCAACTGACGGAGGATGCACTGGCGTTCGTGCGCATGCTGATGGGCGCGCCGATACCGCGCGTCGCGATAGAGAACCCGGTATCAGTCATCAGCACCCGCATACGCAAGCCCGACCAGATCATCACCCCGTCGCAGTTCGGGCATGACGCCAGCAAGAAAACCTGTCTCTGGCTGAAGGGGCTTCCCTTGCTGCGGCCTACGCAACTGGTCGAGCCGCGCATCATCCGCGGGCGTAAACGCTGGGGGAACCAGACCGATAGCGGGCAGAACCGCCTGAGCCCTAGCCCTGACCGATGGAAGATCAGGAGCGCCACATATCCCGGCATCGCCGCTGCAATGGCTGATCAGTGGGGGTCACTGTGATCTGGGCCGGCCTAGCCCTGCTGCTGGCGGCTGGACTGATCATCATCCTTGACTTATAGTCCACCCGTCATTTCTCCTGATCCTTCAGCCCGTCCAGCCACAAGCCGGACGGGCTTTTTCTTGCCTGTCAGCCCTTGACCCGCGCGATGATGTCAGCCGCGCTAGGCTCTGGCAGATCCACCAGACGGCGCGCCTCGCTCTTGCTTCCCGTCCAATCAGGCGCGCGGAAGACATGCTTTTTCGTCGGGTGGTCCGTACTGTAAACCCGCCCCATATCTTCCCAGCCGGCCTCACGGAACGCATGCAGCAGGGCCGGCACTACCAGCTTGATATGGGCCGGCGCGCGGGCTTGCAGGCCCTCCAGGAACCCCTGCCACGGGCCACCCACCACACCACGGGCGAACATGCCGATGCGGTGCGTCATCTGTTCGACTAGCCACGCCTCGGACCCGCTCAGGCCCGCCTGCAGCATGATCGCCTTGGCCTCAGTCATGGGTGGCGCGGCGCCAGGTTGGAACGTCGAAACATCACGGGCATGCAGCCAGGCCGCCACGCTCGCCAGACCACCGCCCGCGTACCAAGCCCACAGGCGCGCCGCAGCGTCGGGGGGCATGATCTCGGCCTCGGACCAGAGCACGAACCAGCGGCGGTCATCTGACGGCAGACTAATCGCGGCACGCTCGTTCGAAAACGCCAGCACCAGCAGTCGGTTGGCCGCATCGTACGGGTGCAGCCCCTTACGCTGGATTGAGATCAGTTCAGGCGGCGCGGCCAGCAGGGGCTTCAGTCGGTTCTCCAGCGCGCGACGGTCGGACGCCTCGGGCTGGCGCAGTTCGTTGAGCACCAGCACTTCACTCTCAAAAGCGTACCCCCACTGGGAATTGATCTCCTCGTTGCGGACGGTCGCGACGTTCGTCTTCCCCTCGCCACCTACCGCCCACAGGAACGGCGCCCAGAGTGAGTCCTTACCACTGCCAGGCCGGCCAGCGTGCAGCACGCCGTGATTGATCTTGATCGACGGGTGCTGCACCTTGAACGCCATGATGTTCAGGACATGCTCACGCTCGGCGGCGTCGGGGATCATCCGCTCGGCGTGGTCCAGCCACGGGCGCACCGCGGCGTCCGAGGCACCCCCAGCGACTGCGGGCCGGCCATCGCGCCACTTGTTGCCGTACACGCCACCGGCCCGGGCCACCAGCACGTCATCACCCGCGCTGTAGGCGATACCGTCCAACACGCGCCCGCCCTTGGTCTGGCGGTGCTCGTCAAAGCAGATGCTGGCCTCAATTTTGGGGTTCTTGCCGTGGATCGACCGGCAGGACACATGGCGGAAAAGCGCGTTGAAGTTCGTCCGCGTGAACTGGCGCCGCTCGCGCATGTCAAAGTAAGCATCATCTGACACGACGTACGCGAACCGGTGCCACCAGTCGGCCTTGTCGGTCCGCGCGGCCTCGGCCCGGTCCACCTCGGCCATGACCTCGGCCACGGCGCCGGCCAGTTCAGGCGTGGGGGTCAGCCGTCCAATCGTCTGCAGCATCGCCTGCTGCAGCAACTCATCCCGCAGGCCGGGCGTGTGCTTCGGCCCGCCACGCTCGGCCACCCACTCAAGGAACCAAGCGCTGTCCAGATCAATGCAGTGCGAGTGCAGGCAACAGTACGCCCTCCCTGAAGGTAGGTAACGCCCCTCGGGGTTGCCGTCCGTGTGCTGGTCGGCGTTGGGGCACACGACCCCCATCCAGCCCTCGGTGTTCGGCCTACTGAGCACCAGCCCCTGCTCGGACAGCCAAGTGGCTACATCATCAGCCCCGTCGTCGGACAGGCGCACCGGGCGCGGCCCGAGCGACTCCACCACCTCGGGCGTGACACCCAAGCCGGCGCAGATCTCGGCCAGCGTGTACTCACGCGAGCGGTCCCACTCCACCAGGCGCGAGACGAACGAGTCCTTGCCGGGCTTGAAGTTGACGCTGCCGGGCAGTCGGAAATTTCTGACCGGGTTGCAGGCCCCCGCGTCGGTGTAGCCTGCCGCAGCGATGGCGTTGATGGCCCCGGCAAACTCCAGCTTGGTCGGCTGGTCACTGAAGACGTAGCCCCATTGGTAGTTGCCCGCTGACGTCTCCATGATCCAGGTCGGGGGTAACGGCGGCGTCTTGCTCTTGGTGCCGACGTCGTCCAGCATCATCACCAGCACGTATTCGCAGTTCGCCGCACCGGCTGACGGTTTGCCCTCAATGAATCGGTCGATGATGAACGAGGCGGTGTTGCCGAACCATGCCTCACCCTCCTTGATCCGCCGTGTGGGCAGGTACGCCGGCCAGCTTGCTTTGATCGCGCCGTTCGCGTGGAACTGCATCTCCCCGTTCACCAGGCGCGGCGTCTGCCGCACGATCAGGGCCGTCTCGCCAGCAGGCGCGAGCGCGGCGAGGTACTCGATGAATTCTTGTGATGTCATTTGCCGTATCTCTCCATTGTTTTGATGCCGATGCCCAGCGGCAGACCCGCCGCCCATGCTGGCGGGTTGGTCATCACCCGCTTCATCAGTTCGGTTGTTCGCGCCGGGTCGTTCGTCTCGCAGACGATTTCGTCGTGGACGTGCAGGACCACATCCTCGCCCTCGCGCTCAAGTTCACGCAGCGCATACCGCAGGATGTCATGCGCCGCGGCTTGCGTGACGTTCTCACACGCCAGACCCGGCCACAGGCGAGCGCGGGGCCACTCCTTGGCGTCAGCGGCGGGTTTCCAAGAGGCTTTGGCGTAGCTGATGCCATCCGAGTCGAGTCGCGCGTGGGGGTAACAGAGGATACGCCCAGATGGCAGCGCGTACCAGAGATGAGCCCCATCGAACAAGTAGGACACTCGCCCTGCCGGCACCGCCTGTCCCTTGCGCCGCATGGCACCCATGTAGGCCCGCTCAAGGTCGCTCCAGAACAGCGGCGCCCACGGGTTGGCCTTGCGCCAAGCGTTGACCATTCGCTTGGCCTCATGCTCGTCCAGGTTCACGCCATACACGCGCCCCATCGCGGCGAACGCGCCCACGCCACCCCCGAACCCGCAGGCGAGCTCTTGCACCTTGCCGATCTGGCGCTGGCCGGTGGCCGCAGCGTCCTCGGCCTCGTAGCCGGCCAGGATGGCGTCGTACGTGGTGCCGAAGGTGGCGGCCGCGTTGACGATGTAGGCGTCCAGCCCGCGACGAAACGCCTCCAGCTTGGCGTCACCCGCAGGCGTTGCGGCCAGCCACGGGTTCACGCGGCCTTCAATGGCCGACCAGTCAGCGACGACGAACTGTTTACCGGGCGCGGGTATCAGCGCCGGGCGCAGCATCCCCTTCAGGACGTCGGTGACGCGCTTGCCGAACGCAGGCACGATTTGATGTCCACGGCACATCGCATGGCGCGCGGCCTGCGGATCCTTGGCAACCTTGCGGGCGAAGTTGTGGACTTGCAGCCCGTAAGAACTGGCCCGGCCTGTGGCAGCACCGCCACCAAAGACGAACGCGCCACGCACACGGTGATCTTCGACATCCGCAAGCGCGGCCATACGGACGAACTTGGCGACCGACGATGCCCAAAGGTCATCTGCGCACTGGATGACGGTCGCCGCGTCAGGGGGTACTTCATCAGGATTCTCCTCTGCTAGGATCAGCAGTGCGGCACGGACGGTCTTGTCGATGGACTGCTTTTCTTCGCCGTCTTTGTGAACCGTCATCAAGCCGCGCGCCTCGGGGCCAACGCGCTCCCATACCCACTCGCGCATGCGGGGTGAGCGCACCGATGTGATCTCGCCGTCCGTCACCTCGCGCACCTCCTGCTGGATGGCGTCGAGTTCTTCCACAGCGTAGGCCTGCGCGGCCTTGGCGAGGTCTACGTCCACCAGCACGCCGCGGTCGTTGATGCGCTCGTTCGCCCAGTAGTCGGACAACTCCTCGGCGGACAGCGGGCGCAGGGCCTTGCTGATGGCCCGCATCGCACGCACGTCCTGAGCGCAGTAGCCGAACAGGTCGGCCAGGTCTTGGGGCGTGTGCTTGAACGGCGGGATGCAGCACTTGCGCACCAGCGCAGCGCCCTTGTGATCCTTGCGCATACTGGCGCCGGCAAACCGCCCCACGTCCTCCAGCGAGCCCGGCGCGCAGTTGGCGCGGGCCTGCGCAGCGGTGCAGTAGAACTGCTCCAGCTTAGGGACAGGCGCGTTGTGGTCTGACCACAGGACATACGTCCAGATCAGCCGATCGAACGCCGCGTTGTGGGCGTAGACGCGCTCACCGGCCAGCACGGCCTGCCGAACTGATTTTGGAAATTCTTGGCTCGGTTGCCAAATTTGCACATCCTCATCGTCATGCGCATACGCCATGCACAGCACTTCTGTGCTGGCGTCTTGCGAATAGTTGTAAGCCCCTGCCACCGTGAGGTCGCAGTCGGATTTTGTTTCAAAGTCAATCCAGATCATTGCATGTAGGCCCGGATGACGGCTTCCGCGACTTGCGGGACGATGGCATTGCCGTAGGCGCGCAGGCGTCCCACTCGGGCGGTAGCCCCATGAGCCAGCGGGAATGTGCCGGGTTCAACTGGCCGCCACTTTCCATCCCGGCAGTGGAGCCAGTCAGCATCTCGCCAGTGGCCGTTAGTCGGGCCGGCTGCGGGTTGCTGCGCAACATCTCGGCCATCGTCGCAACTGTTGCGCCGCGCCCCTGCCCCTTCCAACTGCTGCCGTTCTCCGCTATCTCGTCGAAGTTCGTTTGCGGCCTTTCGCTGGCTCTCGGTGTTGGCCACCCGGTCAGCCATGCCGTGCGGCCCAGCAGCGCATTCGTCGGCACGTTGTCGCACTGCGAACCGCCCTTCCAATCGCGCGTCGTCGGCGTCGGCCACCCAGTAGAGCCGCTGTCGGATGTGGGGGGCGCCGACGCCCGCAGCGCAGATATCGACCGCTGCGCTGGCGTAATCCGCGCCTTCCAAGTCAGCTTGTACAAGGTCGAGCCACTCAAGGCCGTCGCGGCTTGCAACCTGCTCGCCAAAGACGATTGGAGGGCGGCGCTGCGCGATGAGACGGAACAGGTGCGGCCAGAGGTGGCGCTCGTCACTGAAACCGTCTCGCTTGCCTGCGGCGCTGAAAGGCTGGCAGGGACAGGAGCCGGTCCAGACAGGCCGGTCATCGGGCCATCCGGCGCGGCGCAGGGCGAGGCTCCAGACGCCGATACCGGCGAAGAAATGACACTGCGTGAAATCTGCGAGGTCCGCAGAATCCACGTCGCAAATAGACCGCTCATCAACCACCCCCGACGCGATGTGACCCGCTGCAATCAGATTGCGCAGCCACTGCGCCGCATAGGGGTCGATCTCGTTGTAATAGACCATAGCAAAAAGCCGGGGCCTTTCGACCCCGGCCCCCTCTCTTGGTTAGGCCGCGCGACGACGACGGCCAGTCGGTGCCGGCTCGGCGGCGGGCGCCTCGGCAGGCTCGGTGGCTTCGTCAGCCGCGCCGTCCATGCCGACCCAGTGCTGCACATCAAGCACGGGCACATAGATGCGCCCGTAAGAGCTGTGCTGGTAGTGGTCTTTCTTAAGCGCCACAACCGGCACGGGCTTGGTCTGGTCCTTCTCCACTTGCATGGCGATGGCCACCGCAAGCCCTTGCACCGCACGCCGACCACCGACGCTGGTCACGGCAAACCGCGCTTCCACGCCAGCGTCTTCCCCGCTGACGCACTTCAGGCTGAATCCGACCTGCGGTTCCCACCCTCGCGCGTTGTTCTCCGGAGCAGGCCCCATTTCAGGCAAAGGTTGCGTGATGCCAACCATTTTTTCACCCAAAACAGTGCCCGCTACAGGAGTTTTGTCCGCGCCCCACGCGATGAAACCGTGGACAAAACTGAAGGGATTGACGGCCCACAAGGAGCCATCCTCCACCTCGGTCTGGTCCGCGCCAAACACCCAGTGGCCCGTCTTGTCCATCTTCAAAATGACCGTGAGGGAGCCCACGTCAGGTGCGATGGCGCGCAGGGCCGTGGACAGAGAGGAAACTGCCGGCAGGCCGGCCTGGGAAAACGCTACAAGATTACTAGACACGATTGAACCTTTCACTTCAGTTTATGAAGGGCCGCAACGAGTTGCTGCCCGATGAGCACCACCGCGGGCCGGGGATCGCTCTCCGGTGCGAGGGTGTTGCCGGACGAGACGCTCACGACCTGATTGGCCGGAAACGTGACGCCTTGCTCCTTGCAGACCTTCTCCATCTGGGCAGGACTGCGCATTTTGATTTCCTGGTAGACCGTGGGGTCGATGCCGGCGTTCAGCCAGACAACGTGCATCCCCTTGTCATCGGCCCACTGCCGGGTCGCCCGCTTGGGGACCAGTTTATAACCTGGCACGGGCATGCCCTTCTCCAGCCGCTCCTGCGCCAGCTTGCGAGCGTCAGCGATGAAGTCCTCCAGCCGCTCGGCCAGCGCCAGCGCCTGGCCCAGCGCCTCGGGGTCCACCGTGGCCAGCGCCGTGTGGGTCACACGGTCCACTGCACCGCTGACTTGCGGGCAGATCGGCTTGGCGGTACACCACCGG